TATCGCCAGGCTCAATCTGGTGCTTTCCGGCCTGCGCGTCATTCTTGCAACACTGCTCGGCATCCCCGGTCTGATTGCGCTGGCATTTATCGCGGCGGGGCTGATTATCTGGAAATTCTGGGAGCCTATTAAGGCGTTCTTTGGTGGTTTTCTTCGAGGGATCTGGGAGGGATTATCCCCGCTCAGGAGTGCGTTCTCCTCGTTGTCGCCCGTGTTCTCCGCCTTGGGTGATGCCATTAAAGCGGTATGGGGATGGTTCAAAGACTTGCTGTCTCCAATGCAAGCCAGCAAAGTTACGCTGGATAAGTGCGCTTCTGCCGGGGAGACCTTCGGCCGGGTGATGGGGACGGCGCTTAGCGTTCTGCTGTGGCCGCTTCAGCAACTCATGAACGGCGTGGACTGGCTACTTAAGAAGCTGGATCTCATCCCTGACGGGATCGACAAAGCCAGGCAGCAGGCTGATAAGGCACAGCGAGAGCTTGAAGCCTCTGCGGTAGCGCTGGCCGGGCATCAGCTCCCATTAGCAAAGGCAGATGTGTACAAGTCCGCTGGCGGCGATAAGCCGCCGGTCATTACCGGCGTTCAGGGCCAACTGAAAAACATCGATACGAATACCAAGGCAACGGCCAACAACACGAAGAAAGTCGGCCCCGGCGATATTATCTTTAAAAACCTGCCGCGTGCTTTGGCGCTGCGTGGCGCCTATCAGGAGGCGCGGATTATTCCGCAGCCTGTGCCGCGCGTGTCTGCGGCTGCGGCCGGCGGCGTGCTGTCGGTACCGACGGCGACACAGGGGGCGACGTCTGCGCCGGTCGCCGCGGCTTCGGGTGCAGTGCCGTTCTTCCAGCTGGTCTTTAACGACGTCGGTAAGCGTTCGGATCAGGAGCTTGAAAAAATGGTTCGCAACGCCGTGCGCGATGCGATGGCCGGCACCCGCAAAACTAACCGTGGTTCATTCCGCGATCGGGAGTAAGGAGGTTTTATGATGATGGTATTCGGGATGTTTGTTTTTACGCTGCGCACTGTCCCGTATCAGCAGTTGCGACACTCGCAGGAGTGGCGACACGTTAAAAATGACCGGGTTAATCAGTCGGCAGCCTGGCAGTATATCGGTCCGGGTGACGACACAATCACGCTTGACGGTGTGCTCTACCCTGAAATCACCGGCGGGCGGTGGTCGCTGTCGGCACTGGAGACCATCGGCTTTGCCGGTCGCCCCTGGCCGCTGATTGAAGGTGACGGGCAGATTTACGGAATGTACGTCATGACGCGGCTGGAGCGGGGAAAAACGGAGTTTGATCGCTATGGCAATNCCAAAAAGATTGAATTCACCATTAGTCTTGCTCGGGCGGATGCGGATTTTCGCGAGAAACTACAGACATCGTCGGTCAGTGATGTGCTGGATGATCTCAAAACCAGCGCAACCAAAGCCGTTAACTCGGTTTCAAACTCCCTCAATAGCCTGTTTTAACCCACAAAAAAGCCCCTCATCTGAGGGGCTTTCACTGCCGTCATATATCGCCATATTTGACTATGTTGGTACCGCACCGCCACTTCTGGCGACCTGCAGTACTGTTATTTTTGACTGTACTCGATACTCACGCGACCCTCGCCCAGCACATCAGCAGGGTGTGGGCCTCAACCACGCTGAACGATTGACCTTCGCCGAGGTTGTCGGTTTTGCCTGTGACGTCATGGTGATGCGGAGGAATATCAATATCATGCTCATGGTCCGAGGCCTCGTCAGTATCGCCCAGATTTGCCGGGTTAAAGCGCTGGCTGATATCGCCGCCAATTTCCCACGGATTATCCCGGCTGGGTACGCCGCCGTGTTTGTGTCTGCCGCCGGGTTTTGTGGTCAACGTTTGCTCGGGCTGTTCGCTGGTCTCGCCAGTGATGCTGATCTGCACGGCAGGCAGNCTGCCGCCGGTCTGCCCGACGTTTGAACCGTCAGCCTTACCAATGCGGATCGTTTTGTTTTCTCCGGTGTAGACCCATTGCGACCAGGGCCAACGCTCGTTAGGGTTCAGGTTCGAGTTAAATAATCGCGTGGTCCCGACGGGATTATCTTCTTCCCACGCGTTTCTTACCGCTGCATCCACAGCAATTGTGATCGCAGCTTTTATCGCCGCCGGGGTTGCTGCCATACTGTCACTGTCGCTATCTGTGGCGCTACTCAGCCTCACAAATCCCTTTTCCTCCAGCGTTGCGTCCGGGTGATCCCTGGATTTAGCATGCCCGCTTAACTGNCTATCGGTGTAATCTTTGACTTCATTACTGACGGTAATAATGTCCTCAGTTGTGGCAAGTACAATGCCTGAATCAACAACCAGCTCAATATCTTCGGTGCTGCTTACGGCCAGCCAGATACGCACCACGGTGAATCGCCCTGAGCCTTCAGCCAGTAGCGGCTTGTACGTTTCCGGGACGCTGGCCATTGCCAGGCATTCCCCCTCATCATCAAAAAGAGCGGCTTCACGGATGGTAAACCCTCCCGCCTCCGGGGGAATAATCATCTCGGCGGAGATAACATTTTTTTCTGCATCCTGCACTTTCAGGCTGTTTAGCTGAGACCGAAATAACTCATTTATCAGCGTGCTCCGGGTCTTGTCTGCCATGGGCAATATGCCGTTGCCATCCCCTACAGCCATCTCGGAAAAGCCGACTTTTTCGCCACTGATTGCGGCGGCCGCCAGCTTCTCCAGCCCTGCCTCTGTAAAATATGCAGTGTATTTTTTAGCCATCAACATCTCCTGCACCGGTAAAATCAGGCAGAGCCATGATTTGCGAACGCGCCTGACTTAATACCTCCTCATCAGTGCTCGTATTAATTGTCACCGGGTATTCCCCATAAAACTGCATGGCAGAATCGCTAATTCCGGCATGGAGGCGCGCCCAGCACCCCGAATCCATAACGCTGACGCCCTCGACCCGGAAAAATAAATCCATTTCGCGGGTTTCCACGCCAAGGCTACAGCCTGATTCGGTTACCTGGCTGACCGTGATTGTTTTTTTCATTCTGAATGTCATGTTTATTCCGCCCTGAGTGAGATTTGCCGTACCGAGGCTGACGCATAGCCACTGTTTATTTTTGCCTTGTTGCCTGCCGCACTCACGGATAAACGATACCCGGCAGTAACCGAACCGGAATACATCATTCGTCCGGTGTAACCGGCGGTGTTACTGATTTTTAATGTGTCAGTCATGGTGCGACTGTCGAAAAGACACTGCACCTCCAGACAATTACCGGCCCTGACGTAAAAGTTATCAAAGCTCGTTTCGGTGGTATTAATGGCCCCCGTCCAGAGCGTCAGATAGTTGATACGCTCTCCCGATGCGCGATAAAACTGGCAACCGGTCATGAGGGCATAACGCGCCAGATTTTTTGCTATGTCATATCCGGCATTAGCGGCACCATCGAAATCCGCCATGATGCTGACACCATGTAAATCCGTCGTGTGGTTGTCATCGCTGTTACGAACCGGCAGACCCGACGGACACCGGACCGTGCCGCCGTGCATCTTCATCTGTATGGTTCCGTTCGCCGCCTGGCCCTGGTAGCTGTAGTCAATGTACTGAAAATCGCAGCCATAAAATTCATAGGTACCCCGCTGGGTGAGATTCAGCGGGGGGGCATTCTCACCCTTTCGGGAGTTCATGGCATTGAACACGACCACGCGTGGGTTATGTGCCACCCCCGCGCCTTTAAACGCCATCCTGGCTACATCGATATTGTGAAACTCAATTTGCGAGGTGTACCCTGCCGACAGCGTCGGTGCGGCATTGCTGCTGATGCGGTCATAATCCTGACGAAAATTTTTAAAATCGATGGCGAAGCCGATGTTGTCGCTGGTATCACCGCACAGATAATCACAGTTCTCAATAAGAACCTTACGCGGGAAATAAACCAGACCATCTGTATTGCTGGAAAAGATACTGTCAAATCGTGACCCTTCCAGGCGTTTACCCCAGCGAATATTCCGGAGGGTAACCGTTTTGAACATCCACGGCGTGACCGGCGAACCATCAGGGACGCCACCGGTACCGTCAGAGTTTGCACGGATAAGAGCGGAGCGATTGCCCGGGTCGCCATTGATGACCAGCCCGTCAATTTCAAGATGACAGTCATTAAAGCCCCCCTGATCGTCACGTCCTTTAATAACGCCAGCATCCTCCTGACCTGATTCAAGAGTAATCGTAGAGTCCCTGATAGAAAGCACATCACCCACACCGCAAATACTCAGGGCAAAATTACCGAGATGACTGCGGAAAATATGACAGGAGCCCCAGAATGGGTTATGAAAATCGATGCGGTTAAAATCCACATTATCAAATGTCACGTCCTGGCAGTTTTCCCCGGCAGTCGCCCCCCATCCCTCTCCCTGCGAAACCGAGTCACTGATATGCAGCCCGGAAACGTTATTATAATTCAGGGTATAACTGTAAATACGGGAGCCGGACGAATTATAAGAGTCATTAGGCCAGGGGGAATAGACATTCCGGAACTTAATTTTATATCCACCATCAATAGACAAATCGACTGCACTACCATTATCGGTCAGTGGGCGATTGATAACAGTCGGATTTTCAATCGTCGCCCGGCTGATATCATAAAAAAATATATTAATTGTGTGCGGCTGATTCTTCATATCAAAACAGCCCGGCGAAATAAACAACTCACCATCACTGACCGGCAAAGCATAAACCGAATCCACCGATGCGGGCATGGGATACTTAAGCGCCCGGTCTAGTTTTCCTTTTTTGGAAACCCGGCTCATGGCAATCCATGTTTTATTTTTCCCCCTTCCTGAATACAGGACTACGGAGGATGATTTAAAAATAACAAAGTGATTATCCAGCGTGGTATCACTGACCAGCCCGCTCAGTTTAGAACTTTGCGCATCGCGGCTTCGCCAGTCAGTGCCGTTAATTTTTGACAATAACAGTGCACCACCCTGAGTCGAGGCATCATATACGACAGCAGATTTTGTCTGGGTGAACGACAGACTTCCCCGGAAATTCTCAGGCACCCACTTCACGCCTGAAAAATTGCAGGTCCCGTAAAAAACAATATCCTGATCACCGCTCAGTATGAATGTTCTTTTCTGGCGCTGTTTCAGAGTGAAACCATATTTTTTCTGAAGCGCAACAATTTCCAGTAACGCGGCAGTGACATCGGTACCATCCTCCAGCCCGAAAGAGTCAAGGGAATACCAGTCAAGAACGTCGCCCACATTACCGGCAACGGGCATATGCATCAATCGGGTGCCGTCGGATGAGGCCATCCCCTGGCGCAGAGCTGCATCTGATGTGTAAGCCCATCCCCCCGCCCCCGTGCCGCCGGTCGTCGCCGGACTGGAGCCGGGCGGCACGGTTTTCGGAAAATCGCCCGTCCAGACCATCCGGTAGTTTCCGTAGAGGATCTCTTCTCTCGGGGATGTGAGTGTCCCCCCTTCCAGGAAGGTTTTAACCGCCTCGATTTTTCCCGACAGGTCAATGTCGTCATATTTTTCTTTCAGGTAAAGGGTGCGGTTTGCCAGTTGTTTAAGTGGACGGTTAGCGACGCCATCCTGACCGCCGGACACGCGCTCAGTTCGCCCAATCAGCTGAATATCATCTTCCCACGATGGTGATTCAAAAATATTAGTCATGGTCTTTACCTGTAATTAAAATTTCCATCGTGAAAAATCACACCGTTATAGAGGAGGTTATCCTCCGGCTGATATTCCTCTGGATAAACACTGATTATTTCCCCACATCCCAAAGATGTTCCGACATAAACGGGCCCCAGCGTTACGGAGGCAATATTCATCTGGGAAATATGGCGACTGACGGGTTTTGCATCGTCGATCAGGCGGTTCAGTTCGCTCAGTGTTTTTGGCGTCAGCCCGACCTCGTTGATGTCCACTTCAAGCCGAAAGGTTCCCGGCGCGTCTCCAGCCTCAAACCACTCGGCAAATGTCGCTGAAAAACCCATATCCTCAACGACCCGCCGTACCGCCGCTCGCGTGCCCTTACGCCGGTGCAGCCAGTACGATTTCTGGATGGCGGCAATTTTTCGCTCTGCCGGCCAATTCTTGTCCCAGCGGTCAACTGACAGCGCCCAGGCCAGATAGGGCAGTAAATCTACCGGGCAATCCGTTGGCGTCCACAGCGTACGCAGCGCGACGGTGATGGCTGAAAGCCTGGCTGTGCCCGCCTCGGTATGCCGGAGCCAGTTTCCGGAGGACGGCGGCAGAAGAGAGTTACTCATCGGTGCCGCCGTTTTCCACGCTGTACCCGGTATTGCGCGCAACCTGCGTGTTATCGATCTGCAGATCACTTGCCGGGGAGTTAATCACCACGCGCTGTACGCCCTGAACATGCAGGGCCGCTGAAATGGCGGAGCGCACCACGTCACGGCCGATTTTTTTATCGGCACTGGTCAGGAAGGTTTGCAGTGAGGCCAGTGCGGCGTTAATGATCGGCTCTGACTCCGGGCCAGGGTAAAGGTAAAGAGTGGCATCAATCGTATATTCAATAATTTCGGCACCCTGCACCGTCACGCGGTCGCCCAGCGGGCGCACGTCTTCATCGTTAACCGCTGCCTGCACCGTCGCGATCAGTTCGGCGGATGGCGTACCGTCACCGTCACTGGACAGGATGGCAATCACCACCTCAGCGGGTGACGGACTGGTTGCACGGACAGCAGCAACTTTGCCGCTGGCGCTGCGGGCGAAATACTCGTAGGCCGCCGACGGTCCGGCTACGCTCATCCCCTCAAATGCGGCCTGCGCGCGCAGGCGCAGGGCTTCGTCACTTTCCATGACGGCATCGGCAGTATCAGTCGCCGCCGTGATAGTGAGTCGCTCCGTGTCCAGATTGGCAGCAATATTGTCCAGGTCGTCGCCGGTCGAGTGGCTCAGCATGCAGGCCGCCGCACCTTCGTTGATGCGCTGACGCAACAGCAGTTCGCGGTATGCCATCGCCTGTGCGATGATATTCAGAGGCTCCGATTCCAGCGTCATCGCTGCCGCAACGGCGGACTGCTGATCATCAGGGAACGCAGCTACCATGATCGCTTTCACCTCGGCGAGAATGGTCTCGAAGTCGAGTTCTTCGATAATGATCGGCGATGGCAGTTGTGAGAGATCAATTGTCGGCATTGGTTACACTCCTTAATGTCACTGCACGGGTGCTTTTTTCCATCGTCTCGATCAGCATGCCGGACATCTCGGCGGTCACCGCGCCACTGGCGGAGTACGTCACATTGATGGTGTCCAGTACAATGCGCGGCTCCCAGGCCGCCAGCGCAATCACCGCCGCGCTCATCAGTTGCAGACGGGTCACGTCGTTTTGCGGGCTGTCGATAAGGTCAGGACACAGCGAGCCGTAGTTACGGCGCATCAGGCGACTGCCGACCGGCGTCAGCAGAATGTCGTTAACCGACTGCCACACATGATCTTCGTCGGTCAGCGTGCCAGTGCCTGCGGCATTCATACCGCGATAGCGCTCCGTCATCGTGTGCCCTCCGTCCAGCTTCCGCCGCGCTCTACAGCACCATGATCGTGGTCATCCACCTGCACGCCGTTAGACGTGAACGCCCCGCCGGTGTGAGTAACATCGCCATACATCTCGCCGCCTTCGGTGACGTTAAGATTTTTGGTGGTCAGCAGGTTGGTGCACTCCACCTCCGGCGTGTCCAGCGTGATTTTGACTGACGCCTCAACCACAGCGGATTTAATCCCCTTTACCTGCAATGCGCCCGCCTCCGCGTCGTAGCGGAACCGGGCGCCGTCCGGCGCCGTCACCACCATTTCATTACGCGATGCACCCGGTGCCGGGTTGTCGTCGCTGTACAGGCTCCCGCCGATAAACGCGACGTCGGTGTTGCCGCCCAGGCACAGGAACCAAACCTGCTCGCCGATGGATGGCGGTACCCAGACCTTAAACACACCGGCGCGCTGTGCGTTCCAGCGCAGCCAGGTGGTTTCCAGTTCACCGCTTTGCACGCGAACGCGCCATTTGCCCTCGTCGATCTCCGTCACCGTGCCGGTGCGGGCGATGTTCTCCAGCAGGCGAAGCAGCTCTGCAATCTCCATCAGCGCCCCTCCAGCGAGTTGATCACGTGGCGGAAAATGGCCGTGCGATCGGCCTTACTCAGGCCCAGCAACTCGCGGCGCGGGTAGTCCGCCATTGCGCCGCTGTCATTAATCCGATCGCGTAGCCCTTCCTGGTGTGCCCTGGCGATGCGCGCAGCCACGCCGGAATAGCCCACTTCAACGCCATCAGCCGTAGCGCGTGACTTCAGGAATCGCGCGGTTCTCAGTCGACGGAACATCGGCTCGGCCGTAGTGGTATTGCGGCGCGTTTCGCTCAGGTTGATATCGAGATAACGCTCAATATCCTCGCGATAGAATGACCGCTGCGCCCCGCGCTCCACGTCAAAACCGCTCACCATACGTCCCCGCCTGCTGCGGGTTGTACGCCAGTTGCGCAGGTTTCTTTCCTGCCCCTGCCACATGAATTTGATGCCTGCGCGCGCACGCAGCACCTTGCGGCGGCGGCCTTCATATTTCGTGCCGTCCGGGTCTTCCTGCTTGCCGATGCGCCGGCTCTGGCTCTGGCGCAGCATCGTAGCCATACCTCTGGCCATGCGCAGGCGGCCTTGTACGGACGCCCCTTGCAGAATGGCCGCAAACACCTCATCAAGCTGATGAAACGATGGATCGTTGCTCATGCCAGTACGCCTCCGGATTCAGGATCAAAGACCATCTCCCACTCACCACCGTTAAAGCGAGGGCGCGACTCGGCCAGATGTTTCGCGACGGGTTTTCCGTCCACGATTTCCACTATCACGCGCTCCCAGGCTGGCACCTTAAACAGAATGTCGGCGACGTCGTCGTTGACGATATCGGCGTCAAATTCCACCTTGCGGTTATTGTCCGGGTTCAGCAGTAAATCGGGCTGCTGCTGCCAGGCCCACGCCAGCAGCGGCAGCATCAGATCATCAATCTGTCCGGGAAAATCCACCGCCAGTACCTGAATGGTGTAGTGGTACATGAACGACGCCTCGCCGGTCGCTTCGATCTGGATGTGCCCTTTTTCCACCCACACAATGAACAGCTCCGGGTTCGCCTTACACCACGTGTTGTTTCTTGTCAGGGCGTCACGCATCAGCTCAGCTTTTTTCACTTTATCCCCCTGGCGATACGCCGTAGTTCCAGCTCACGGATCCCCGCCTTGTCGGCGTTGCAGGTATCCAGCGCGTCGAGTAATGAATCCGTCCAGACAGCCAGCCCGCCCCACGTCATCGGCCTGTCCGGTGGCGGCGGGACGTCAGTTTTTGCCGTCAGGCTTTCGGGTAAGGGCTCCTGAATAATCTGCGGCGCCGACTTCTTCGGCTCGCTGGTACAGGCTGTCAGCGCCAGCAACAGGCACAGGAGCCACGGCGCAGTCGTTACCGGCCAGTGCGGTTTTGATGTTTTCACGTCGGTGCTCTCCCGTTGTGGTGCGCTGCTGGTTTAGTTTCTTCAGCCCGGCCTCAACCTGATTGACGTCCTGGCGTAGCGCCCTGACCTCGGTCAGCACATCGCTGGTCTGTTTCAGTTCTTCCCGGGTGCTGGTCAGCGATTGTTCTGCCTGTTCGCGTTTGTGGCTTTGCCACGCAAGGCCGCTGACGGCGGCAATCAACAGGACAAACATCACGATGGCAAGAACAGCGATCGCTTTCATTTCGCCCCCTTCAGCGCGGGGTCGGATAAACACCAGGCCTTAAACTCTTCCCGGCGGTTGACCAGCCCTTGCAGACGCTTGCCACCGGAGTTCGCAAAGTCCGTCAGCCGTTCACATACGCCCTTCCAGTTGCCCGCCTGCGCGTGGCGCCAGAGGGTGGTTCGCACCTTCTGGCCTTTGGCGTTGGTGTACCAGCCGAGCCCGGTACAGCCGACGTTAAAGGTGCCGTCGGTCATGCTCTCAAAGACTTTCTGCGGTGCAGCGGCCCCGTTAAACTCGCGGTTCGTGCATTTTTCGGCACGCATCAAATCGTTAACCCAGCGCTCGGCGATCTCGCCCTCGGCATACTGCCGATTCTCCACCTTTGAAGTGGAGCCGATCCCTATCGTCAGTACGCCCGCCGGACAGTAGTACGGGGTCTTACGGCAATCCTCGTATTTCGCCATCTTCAGCTGTGCTTCCGGGCTGGTTCGCAGCGCCTGCGGCCACAGCGTGGCGGCCAGGGAGATGATCGCGGCGGTTGAGCAGGCAATAATGCGTTTTTTCATCGCTGCGCTCCCCGGATGCTGCGAATAAGCTCTTTCACGTCCTGGCGGTTCTCGGTGTCGTCGCGGATGGCGTCGATCAGTTCGTTCAGCAACGTGTTGTTAGTCTCCTGAATGCGCGCCATGCGACGACGATGCAGCTCACCGAACACGGCGGCAGCGATACCGATCAGCACGCCGATGGCGGCCAGCCAGTCCTTTTGCGTCATCACGCCGATGCTGGTCAGCAGCGTTGACCAGGAGTACGTCACGCCATTCCAGATGCGATTGATTAAGTCCATAGCTGTACGCTCTCCTGTGCCGCCGTGGTGCTGATTTCTGGCAGCTCCACCACCTGACCGGCGTCGAGAAAGATCTGACCTGCCAGCGCTTTGTTTGCGGCAAGCACGATCTCCGTCACGCCCTGCGTGGTGCCGTAGTGCCGCTGGCACAGCAAATCCACGGTATCGCCCTGTAATGCCTTCACTTTCATCAGAATGCCTCCGCAGAATTGCGCACAGTGCCGCGAATGTCGGATATCGCCCAGCGTGCATCGCGCCACATATCATCGGCCTGCGACGCCAGTGCAACGGCGCGCTTCTCGCCTGCATCACCGGTGGTGTCCACGTCCCGATTCGTTCCGAGGATGTGCGCGCGGGCGATACTGAATACCGCCCGACGGAAGCGATGAACCTTAATACTCTCGTTGTTAACCCTGACCGCCGGGACGTCAGCCAGTCGGGTGTAACCTGCAGCCTGCTGGACAGCCTGCCAGTCAGCAAGCTGGTCGAGAGTGTGCGAGACGCCCTCGATCACGGCCTGTTTCAGGCGCGAAGTTGTCACCGCGCCATTGATGCGCATCTCCATGCGCACATCGCTCAGGGCGATTTCAGGCCAGAACGTCCCGGCGGTGACTTTCTCGCCACCGTCGTCCGTGTCCGGCACATCCTCCGAGGAGGGGGTAACAGTGCGACCGGCTACAAGGCTCATCGCGTCGTCTCCTGAATAGGTGGCGGTGGGCGAGCGGAGAAAAGAAAACGCAACGCGTTGCAGATCTCCGCCCGCGCCGCCAGCGCACGGGGCGCAAGTCGGTTATTTTTTGACGGCAGGCGCTTTTTTCGTGGTTGTTTTGCGCGCTGCCGGCTTACGGGTTGTGCTTTTGCGGGTGGTTTTGGTCGCTGTGGCGCTGGCCGCTACCGCCGGATTTGACGTTGCTGCAGCTTCGCCTGCGCCGTCCGCTGCGGTATCTCCGCCAGCATCGTCAGTGCCCTCAGTGCTATCGCTGCCATCGGTACCATCAGCATCACTGCCCCCACCTGCGCCCGCGTCTGCTGCGGCTTTTTTCACCGCGCGGGCAAGGCGTTCAATCTCTTTTTTCACCCCGGCGCCCGCATCCAGAGTCAGCGCCTGGCGCAACAGTGCCAGCGCGGCGGTCTGCTCTTCGGTTGTGCCGTTTCGCAGCGCAAAAGCGCGTGCTTTGCAGAGTTTGGCGCGAACCACGTCGGGCATATCGCTGCCGGCGGTGAACTCTGCAACCTCATCGAGCACCGCCAGATATGGCGTGACGTCGGTGGTATCGTCTGCCTTGACCTGCACCAGAATCGGATCGCAAATCTCATCGACCAGAACGGTTGCGGCGGTACGGTTGAAACGGTCAGGCATCAGCAGACCATGCGTGACGACATAGCGACCAATGCGGGCGGCCAGCGCGTAATCACCGGCATCGATCGCCCACACCATCAGGGTGACAATCACCTCATCCTGTCGGCCACTGTCGCCGTCGAGCGTCCCCTCGATCCAGCCCTCGTAATGGGGCAGTAACTGGCGTTTCATCGCCGCTTTCGCCTGGTCAGACTGCACTCGCTTTAATGCACTCTGATCCATGCGCAGCCGGTGCATGATTTGCTCGTGCGCTGTCCGCGCGGTATCCGACTGCTCGTCGGTTTTGCCATGACGTTCAGCCATGACGCGTTGAAAATGTCGTTGTGCAGGTGTCAGCATTGACTCATCCCCGAATAACGGCGGGCCGTAGCCCGCACTGTGCGTGATTACTACTGCCCGCCTGCCGGTGCTTCGGCAAAGGTGATGCCGTCGATAAAGGCCACCGCGCCGTAGTCTTCCACGATGAAGTCATCGTTTGAAGACTGGTACGTTGCCACGCGGTTGTATTCCGGCTCCTCTTTGATCGTCCGGCGCAGACCACCGCGCTGGTAGTAGATCGAGAGGTTTTTAAACGGCGTGATGAGAATGGCGTTACCCGGCATGTAAGGCGCGATAAAGGTCGGCATATTGCCTACGCGTTCCTGCGCAACAATCAGCTGACCGGCCAGCATTTCGGTGTTCGGGTTGGTCTGACTCATGGCGTTGATGGTCGGGAAATTGCTGGTTGTCAGCAGATCGCCGGACAAGATCACCACGTTGTCAGGGTTACGCTTATGCCATTCATCCATGAGGCTGTTTTTGGCGTCATAAACCGCAGCCGCGACGTTGCCATAGGTGCCCTCAGCGACAATAGCGTTGTTCTGGTTGCGCGAGGTGATCGTTACGCCGGTAATGCGACGGTGCGCCGCTTCGTTGCGGATTTTTTGCAGCCAGCCAATACCGCAATCCTGCAACAGCGGATTCGCTGCGCGGTCTGACGGGTCGGCGTAGCTGGTACCGTTAAAGCCGATCATGATGCGGTCTAGCGACATCTGACGGGCCATCGCAGAGCTAATCAGCGGCTGGAAGTTCGGCTGATGCGCCCACGCATCCATTTGCGCGTAGCTGACGGCGTAGTCGTAGTTGGTTTTACGGCACAGATAGTTGTACGGATCCATCTGGTCGTTAGCGCCGGGATTGCGGCGGTTGGTGGTGCTGTTGTTGACGCCCGCCAGCGGGCCTTTGCTGCCGATCAGGATTTTCTGGCCGATCTGCTCTTCAACGCCAAAGACGTTGATCAGTTTCAGGAAAACATCATCCTGCTGCGCGGCCGCTTCAAGGCGCTGCTGCACGGTCGGATCAACGCTGAATTGTGCCGCGACGGCGGCGGCGGTGACGCCGTTCAGCTGCGCCTGACGGGCAACGTAACCGTCAAAGTGCCTGCGGGTGGAGTTTCTCATGTGCTGTTTCTCTCGTTATGGATATCAGTAGTCAGCGAGCTGCGCGTTAGCACCGCCGTTCGCGGGCTGGCGCTGGCTGAAATTGCTGTCCGTCCCTTCAAGCTGCTGACGCAGAGCGGCAAGGTCGGTGGTCAGCTTCTGGATGGTGACCTTGTCCTGCTGGCGTTCCTGCTCGGCGGTGTTAAACCGATCAAGTTGTTCAGACTGCGACTGAGCCACGGCCTCAACGGCCTGATGTACCTGACTGAAGCGCTGATCGTCGGTTTCCTGGCCCTTGCCGAGAATGCTCATCACGCGACTGAACCACTTCACGCCGTCATCGCTACGTTGAGCTGCCAGCTCAATCACCTCAGCTTCAATGGCCTCGGTGAACATCGGTGGATCTCCCTGCTGGTTGTTGAAAGCCATCACCGATGCGCGCTGCTGCGCGGCAAATTTCAGGCGGTCAGTGCCCAGACTGGCCGGGGTATCTGTCATCGCCAGCCCCACGACGTATGCTTTGCCGTTAAGGGCAAACTGCGGCGCCAGTTCAATACTGGAGTAGACCTTTTGCCCCTTGTCGGTCATCTGCACCATGCGATCGGAGGGGTCGATCTCCGCATACAGCGCGGTACGTCCGGCCAGCGGCCCTTCAGTAATATCCTCGGTACTGAGCGCTGTTACATCGCCCATCGCGCCAAAGTCACTGCCGGGATACGGGGAGAGAAAGTGCTCGATATTGACGCGTGCGGCGTACACGCTCAGGTTGTAGTTCGCCGCCGCATCGCGGAGGTGTTGCGGCTGAATCTCGCGGCCATCAACAGTGTTTCCGGAGACGGCAACGCGGAATTTCTTACGGGGTTTGGTTGTGCCTGCCATGTTCGTTTACTCGCTCGGTTTCTGAGTTCCCGGTGATGATGGCAGGCGGTGACGCACGCGCTCAACGCGTTGTTGTTGTGAGGGAGTGGTCACAACCAAAAGCGGGCGAAAGGGCACGCGCGCGCGGGTTAATCTCCCCGGCAGGAAGCGAGGAGGACAAATGGCGATTGAAGAAGCATTCATCATGCAGCGGGCGCGGCAGCTCTACTGGCAGGGATACCCGCCGGCGGAAATCGCACGCCTGATGGGTATCAATCAGAACACGATTTACTCATGGAAAAAGCGTGATGAATGGGACAGTACGCCGCCGATCCAGCGCGTCACAACGTCCATTGATGCACGACTGATCCAGCTCACCAGTAAGGACGCGAAGACTGGGGGCGACTTCAAAGAAATTGACCTGCTGACCCGGCAGCTCAAAAAGCTGGATAACGGCACGCCAGCGACGCAGCCGAAGAAGAAGATCCGCAAGAAACAGAACTTCTTTTCAGAAGCGCAGATCTCCGCGCTGCGGGCCAATATCATCGACTCGCTGCACTGGCATCAGAAAGGCTGGTATGAGAACCATCACCACCGCAACCGGGCGATCCTGAAAAGTCGTCAGATTGGTGCGACATGGTATTTCGCCCGCGAAGCGCTACTGCGTGCGCTAACGGGTGACGTGAAATACAAGCATCAGCTCAACCAGATATTTCTGTCGGCGAGTCGTCGCCAGGCGTACCAGTTCCGCAGCTTCATTCGCGCCGCTGCTGCCGAGGTAGATGTGGAGCTGAAGGGCGGCGACATGATCCAGCTGTTCAACGGTGCGGAACTGCACTTTCTCGGCACGTCGGCGGCGACTGCGCAGTCCTATACCGGCAACCTGTACTTTGACGAATTTTTCTGGGTCGGGCAGTTCGCCAATCTGAAGAAAGTGGCCGGTGCGATGGCGACCCTGAAGGGGTTAACGCGCACCTACTTCTCCACGCCATCGGCAGAGAGCCACGAAGCGTACCCCTTCTGGTCAGGTGAAGCCTTCAACAAGGGCCGCAGCCACGGTAAGCGCGTGGAGTTCGACACGTCCTGGAAGACGCTGAACAGTGGGTTGATGTGCCCGGACAAAATCTGGCGCCAGATCGTCACGTTGCAGGATGCCGTCGATAACGGATGGGATCTCACTGACATTGACGAAATCCGCGAGGAAAACAGCCCGGAGGAGTACGACAACCTCTACGCCTGTACCTTCATCAAGAACGGTGAAACAGCCTTTGACTACAACATGCTGCTGAGCTGCGGTGCAGACGGTTACGACGAGTGGCCGGACTGGAAACCTTACGCCATGCGGCCAATGGCCGATCGCCCTGTGTGGATTGGCTACGACCCGAACGGGTCAAGCGGTAAGGGCGACAGCGGGGCCATTTCTGTTAATGCAGCGCCACTGATCCCCGGCGGCAAGTTCCGCACTATCGAGACCATTCGCGTGCGCGGCATGGAGTTTGAGGCGCAGGCCGCCATGATTATTAACATGCTCACGCGCTACAACGTGCAGCACATCGGTATCGACGGCAGCGGCATTGGTGAGGCGGTTTACCAGCTCGTGAAGAAGCGTTTCCCTGCGGCGGTGTGCTACCAGTTCTCGCCAGCCAGCAAGCGCATGCTGGTACTGAAAATGCTGCAACTGATCCGCGCCGGTCGCTGGGAGTATGACCGCGGCGAATATGACCTGATCACCGCTTTCTGTGCCGTGCGCAAGGTGGTCACGCCCGGCGGCGTCATCACCTACGATACCGACCGCGCCCGTGGTGTGAGTCACGGCGATCTCGCCTGGGCGACCATGCTCGCCACCGTTAACGAGCCGCTGGGTCAGGAAGGCGGCAACACTATGACTGTTATGGAGTACTGATGAGCAGACGAAAATCCCCGCGCGGCAGGCAGTATGCCAGAGAGCAAGCCGACCTCGCCGACGCGCTGAAGTCAGCCCCCGGCCTGAGCGCGTTCACGTTCGACGGCCCGTGGCCGGTGANCGGTGCTCATGACCTGCTGGATAACATGTACTGCGCCAACAATGGCCGGTACTACGAGACGCCGATCAGCTGGTACGGACTGGCCCGCCAGTTCGGCTATGCGAGCTGGCACCAGTCGGCGCTGTTCTTCAAGCGTAACGTGCTGGCCGGGTGCTTTATCCCGCACAAACTGCTATCGCGTCAGGCGTTCTCCGCCTTTGCGCTCGACTGGTTTGTGTTCGGCAATGCGTACCTTGAGATGCGGCGCAACCGCCTGCATGGACCAATGGGTTTTCGTAACTCACTGGCGAAGTACACCCGGCGCGGTTCCGACCTCGACACCTACTGGTTTATCCAGTCCGGTCTTGACGATCACCAGTTCGAAACCGGTTCGGTGTGCCATGTGATCAACCCCGACATTCACCAGGAGATCTACGGCATGCCGGAGTACTTCGCCGGGCTGCTGTCGGCCAATCTGGCCCACTCCGCCGACAAGTTCCGCAAGCTCTACTACGACAACGGGTCGCATGCCGGCTGTATTGTCTACGTCAGCAGCGCAGTGGCTGACGGGGAAAGCCTGGAGAACCTGAAGAAAACATTGACGGATACACGACGTGGCGGGGCATTTAAAAATATCCTGCTTAGTGCGCCCGGTGTCGGCAAAGATGCCGTGCAGATCCTGCCCTTCAGCCAGATATCGGCAAAGGATGAGTTTGTGGGTGTGAAGTCCTCCACGCGTGACGACATGCTCGCGGCTCACCGGGTGCCTCCGCAGCTGATGGGCGCCATCCCGGAAGGCAACGGATCATTCGGAGACGTCGAGAAGGCGGCGAGAGTCTTTGCGGTCAACGAGCTGACGCCGGTGATGGAAGCGATGAAGCATGTTAACGACTGGCTCGGTGAAGAGGTGATCCGCTTTAACCCTTACGCCCTGCTCGACGTCGCGCAGTAACACCAGGCCGCACCGCCATTCCCG